GGTCGCATTAGGGAAGCAGGCGCGACAATCGCGGCCGCTGCGACAGTTACAGCAAGCGGGCAGCGGTTTAGGCACGTTGCTGCGCTCATTGCGGCTTCGTCTAGCGTTAGCGCAAATGCAAACGTGGTTGTCCACGCAGCTGCTTCGATTAGCGCAACGAGCTCAGTCACTGCATCGTCTAGCACCTTACTCAACGGCAAGGCAACCATCGCAGCTGCTTCTGCGTTTACGGCAAGCGGCGGTCAGGTTCGCTTTGGCGTTGCAGCGATCAGTGCTCAAAGCACAGTCACGGCTTCTGGCGAAATTAAATGGCAAACGGAACCGGGTGCCGCAACCAGCTGGTCAGACGAATCCAGCGCAAGCACGACCTACACACAACAGCCCAGCGCCAGCACATCATGGCAGCGGGCAGCTTGAGGATTAAATAATGGCTGACGTCTTCACTAACGATCTGCGCATCCGCGAGCAAGAGAGCGGTTCTAATGCTGGCACTTGGGGCGGGCTCCTCAACACCACTATCCGCAACATTGCGAGTGCGTTTGGCCAGGGTAGTGAGACGATCCCAAACGCATCAACGCACACCATCACATTGGCCGATGGCGTTGCTGATGAGGCGCGCAGCCTGTACCTCAAATGCACCGGCGGTGGCCAAGCCTGCACGGTGACGCTTGCGCCTAACACCGTTAGCAAGGTTTGGATCATCAGCAATGAGACGTCTTATACGCTGACTTTTAGCCAGGGCTCTGGCGCTAACGTGGCGGTAGCTGCTGGCGCTGTGAAGGTGATTGTCACAGACGGAGCAGGTTCTGGTGCTGCTGTGGTGGATGCGTTAAGTGGGTTGGATGCCTCGCTAAGCGGCTTAACCGTAGACACCACCACACTGGTTGTTGATGCTACAAATAACAGAGTCGGTATTGGCACTAGCAGTCCGTCAAATACCTTAACAATCGCAAACGGATCAAGTGGAGCGACGGAAGCCAATGGGGCAATCGTTCCACTTATGATTGAAAATAGCTCTAGCGCGTACATCAACTTTCTTACCCCTAATAACGCAAACGCTGGATTGCTGTTTAGTGACCCAGAAGGCAACAATGTTGGTCAGATGCAATATCTGCATGGGTCAAACGCTTTAGTTTTCGCAACAGGCGCTAGTGAAGCCATGCGCATCCTATCCAATCAGCGTGTTTCAATCGGCGGTACTAGCTCAAATCACCTTCTAAATGTCACAAGTTCAACAACTCCCGCTCTTGAATTTACTAGGGGGTCAGGCAACGCGACTATCGGTATAGACAACGGAAACTCTATCGCTGTTGGAGGTACTGCTGGTGATCTGGTACTGAGAGCAAGTGGCACTACAGGGGTGACGAAGTTCACGGACAGTGGCGGCAACATTACAATGACGCTGACGGAGGCTAATAACGTCGGTATTGGTACTAGCTCGCCAACAGACACGCTGAACATTTCTAGTAACACTAATCAAATTGGCTTGGACACGGGCGATCAAGCAACGTATGGCACACTTGACGTTGGGCATTTCGCCAATGGTGCGTTTATCGGCACTCAAGCTGGGTCGAATGCTGCGTCTAACTTGCTGCGGTTTGGTACTTCTGGCACAGAACGCATGCGCATCGACTCTAGCGGCAACTTGTTGGTGGGGGGGACGGACACAGACCCCGGATCAACGGGTAGTTCTGCAAACGCTGGTACTGCTATCGGCGCATCTGGTTATGTTTCCGTAGCTCGAACAGGTGGCAGTGCCATCCGCGCAGGTAGAATTGACAGCAACGGGGCGATAATTGAGTTTTTTGGTGACGGCTCAGCAGTCGGCAAAATCGGAACTGATGGCAGTGACATCTACATAGGCAGTGACGACACCAACCTTTTGTTTTTCCAAAATGGATTTTTGCCTGCCAACTCTGTTGGTGGTACGCGAGATAATGCCTCCGACCTCGGGGCAGGAAGTGCGAGATTCAAGGATTTATATCTCGCTAACGTCATGTACAGCGGTTCCGCGCGTATCGCTACAACGACAGCTAACAGCGGCGGAAAGATCCAAGTCAAAACTTTTTCTGGAGGTATTTTCCAAGTTTTCCAAAACAGCAGTGGCAGCACTATTGGCTACATCGGCAATGTAAGCAACTCTCAGACGCTATACGCACAAACATCTGATGAACGCCTCAAGGAAAACATCACAGATTCTGCCGACGCTGGAAGCAGAATAGACGCTATCCAAGTGCGTCAATTTGACTGGAAAGCTGATGGCATACACCAAGACTACGGCATGGTTGCGCAAGAGTTGCAGACCGTAGCGCCTGAAGTGGTATTCGAGCCAGAAGATTCTAACGACATGATGGGTGTGGACTACTCCAAGCTAGTCCCAATGCTTGTCAAAGAAATTCAATCACTACGCGCTCGCGTACAACAACTGGAGAATAACTAATGGCTACATTCACTTGGGTTATCTCAACCCTTGAACGCGACCTTTTACCCGAAGACATGAACGGCGCTGTAGTCGTCGCGCATTGGCGTTGTAATGCAGAGCAAACAGAAGGTACTGGCGATGACGCTGTGACCTACAACGCTTCGTCCTACGGGACGTGTAGCTTCACGCCTGATCCCACGGCGTCAGACTACATCGCTTACAACGATTTGATCGAAGCGGATGTGATTGGCTGGGTGCAGGCTGACGTTGATCAAGACGCTATCGAAGCATCACTGCAAGCGAATATCGACGGGCAAATTACACCAGCTACAGCAACAGGCACGCCCTGGGCGGCATAAGGAATAGAGCATGGAAGACGCAGTAATCACAATCGGCGACACCGATTTTAACTTCAGCGACCTGCATCCAGAGGCGCAAATCATTGTGCAGCGCGTTCGCATGTTGCGGGATCAGCAGCAACAGCTACAGATTCAGATGATCGAAAGCGAACGCACCATAAAAGCCTGGTCAGCCGATTTGCATGACCTCGTGCATGCGGTCGAAGAGGACGAGGAAGAGTCCGCCTAATGGCGATAACTCAGAAAGAGCTAGCGCAAAAGGCGTTGGCAGAGATCGAGGCGCATGAACGCGAGTGCCTGGTTCGCTTTCAGAACATAGAGCGCCGGCTAGATAGCGGCGCAAAGAATTTTGAAAAACTTGAGCGTTTAATTTTTGGATTGTACGCAATCGTTTTGGGCTCTGTTTTGTTGCCAATTTTATTGAACATGGGCTAAGCCATGATCGGCGAGATTGCGGCAATCGTCGCTGGCGTCAACGCCGCAACAAGCGCGATCAAGCAAATTGCGGAAACGACTTCAGATATCTCGAGTATTTCGGGCTTTCTATCAAGCCTGGGAGGGGCCGAGGTTGAGCTCCAACGATCGATCAACGAAGGAAAACTATCAGAGGCAGATGCGGTTAAGGCGGCGCTGGCGAAGAAAGAAATTCAATCCACCATGGCCGAGATCAAAGACCTCTTCTTAATCAGCGGAAACGGGCAGCTGTATAGCGAAGCTATGGCCGCAATGGCAGCAGCGAGGAAAGAAAAACAGGCAGAGCTTGCAAGACAAGCGGCAGCAAAAAAACAATTTTGGAAAGAGATTCAGCAGTGGGGGGCAGTGTTAGCGGTTCTTTTGTTTTTACTTCCGATGACATTGGCCCTCTTGTTGGCATACCTGACGCGATAACGCACATAGGACGAACGAATGAAGTTTGACGCAATCAAAGGAATCATCGGCAGCCTGGCACCAACAGTCGCGCAAGCGCTTGGCGGCCCGTTGGCAGGCACCGCAGCGTCAGCGATTGCGAAAGTGCTCAATTGCGAGCCAGAGCCCAAGGCTTTGCAGCAGGCAGTGCAAAACGCAACGCCAGAGCAGCTGGCAGAGATCAAGCGCGCAGACAATGACTTCGCCGTGCAAATGAAAAAGCTGGACGTTGATGTGTTTGCCTTGCAGACGGCCGACACGCAGCACGCGCGCAAAAGTTTCGCAGGGGATTGGACGCCAAAAATCATTGCGATTTTGATGGTTCTCTTTGTTGGCGGCTACATCACGATGGTCACAGTGCAGCCGCCAGACGCCAACAGCGACACCATAGTTTCGCTGGTGCTGGGTAACCTTTTCGGAGTGCTATCGACCATCAGCGCTTTTTATTTTGGCGCGTCACATAAGGCGAGCGAAAAATGAGCGAGCGACTAATCAAAATGCTCAAGCGCCACGAAGGCGTGAAAAGCCACGCCTACAAGTGCAGCGCCGGCAAGGTAACAGTAGGCGTTGGCCGCAACATTGACGAAAACGGCGGCATTGGCCTCACAGACTCCGAGATCGACATGCTGCTCGCAAACGACATCAAGCGCGTCGAGCAAGAGCTCACAGATCGATTCAATTGGTACGGCAAACTGGACAGCGTAAGGCGCGAAGCAATGATCGACATCGCATTCAATCTTGGTCTGACCAAATTGCTTGGCTTCAAAAAGGCGCTAGCCGCTATGGAAAGTGGCGACTATTACTGGGCCAGTACAGAGTTCAACGCCAGCCGCTGGGCCGAGCAGGTTGGTTATCGCGCAGAAGAGCTCTGCGACATGATTGAAACGGGTGAATATCGTGTCATTGCTTAACATCGCACCACCTCCAGGCGTCGTTAAGAACGGCACCGATTTGCAGCAGGCCAATACATGGAGCGATGCAAACTTGGTCAGGTGGTACGAAGGTTCCTTGCAGCCGGTAGGCGGCTGGCGAGCTCGTACAACGTCGGCCATGAGCGGCGTTTGCCGCGCGCTGATCGCATACCTTGATAACAGTCGCAATCGACGCACAGTCGCAGGCACGCACACGAACCTGTACTTCATCGGCGAAGACAACACGGTCACAGATATTACGCCCACTGGCTTCACAACAGGCAACGCCGACGCAGTGCAGAACCTTGGCTATGGCGGACTGACCTGGGGCGCAAGCACTTGGAACACGCCTAGGCCAGACTCAGGCGCGTACACGCCGGCAACGACCTGGTCGCTCGACACCTTTGGCGAGTACGTCATTGCGTCAGCAACGAGCGACGGCAAGATTTACCAGTGGGCCAACAGCCCGGCGTCTGCAGCTGCGCTACTGAGTAATGCGCCTACCGGCAACAACGCGATTGTCGTGAGCTCCGAGCGATTCGTATTTGCGCTCGGCGCTGGTGGTGTGGGCAATAAGGTTGCGTTTTCTGACCAAGAACAGAGCAACGTCTGGACGCCTGCGGCCACAAATCAGGCAGGTAGTTTCACCTTGGCGACAGACGGCAATCTTATGGCCGGCAAGCGCATGCGCGGCGAGACGTTGTTGCTCACAGACACAGACGCACATACGGCCAGATACCAAGGCCCGCCATTTATATACGGCTTCCAGCAAGTCGGCACGGCGTGCGGCGTCATCAGCGCCAATGCCTGCGCGACTGCCGGCGGTGCGGCTTATTGGATGGGAAATAATGGCTTCTTCGTCTACAACGGCAGCGTGCAGCCCCTGCGCAGCAGCGTCGGCGACTTCATCTTCGAGAACCTAAACGTCACTGAGCGGTCAAAGGTTTACGCAGTACAGAATAGCAATTTCAGCGAGATTATTTGGTTCTACCCAAGCAGCGGATCAAGCGAGAACGACAGCTACGTCTCTTATAACTACATGGAAAACCACTGGCAGATAGGCACCCTGGCTCGCACGGCTGGCGTCGATGTTGGCGCGTTTGTTTTCCCTAATTACACAAGCGCTGACGGCTATGTCTATGAGCACGAAGTCGGCTACACATACGATTCTGGCAGTACAGTCTTTGCGCAAACAGGCCCGCTGCAGCTGGGCAATGGCGACCGGATGATGGTTGCGACGTCGTTGATACCTGACGAGAAAACCCAGGGCGACGTGACCGCCACATTCAAGACACGTTTTTATCCGAATGCAGCTGAGAGCACGTTTGGCCCGTTCGACATGGCAGCGCCAACTAGTGTGCGTTTTCAGGGTCGCCAGGTGCAGATGACAGTCACCGGCAATACGCCTAGCAGCTGGCGAGTAGGCAACATGCGGCTCGATGTACGGGAGGGCAGCAGACGATGATCTTGCCCGAGGCGCAGCGTAATTATGATTTTGTGCAAGAAAACCAGCGCAACAACCTGATTGAGCAGGCTGACAACTTGAATCGCAAAAAGAACCAGGACGTTGAGTTACGAGGTGAGCGTTTGATCCTGCAGAGCCCGGACGGCACCCGGTTCAGCATCACGGTCGC